ACTCAGGTCATCCACCAATCGAGCCTCGTTACAACAGGCCAGCTGACTAACGGATCCTTCGGCCTTGCTGCGCTGTCGGCGACGATCACTAACTCCACGGCTGCAACAACAGCAGCAGTAGTCGCACAGAATCCGAACATTGCTGCGATCATCCCGGCAGTCAACGCAAGCAAAATTGCCGTCATCGCCGAGATAGACCAAAACCAGATCCTTCTGGAAGCTCTTGCAATCCAGCTTACTGCCGCAGAGGCAGATATCATCGCAGACATAGCTGTCGTCAGCGGGAAGGTCGATGCTGTCAGCGCCCAGGTTGGTGCGATCCAGAACAACACAACCGTGCGGTTCATCGTGCCTGAGCGCATTTCCAAGCCGCTCGCCGGCAACAAGAACTACCAGATCCACCTGCGGCTCTACGACGATGTGGGCTTCCCAGAAGCGCCTGACTCGGCACCAACCATTCGCATCCGCCGGCTGGATACCAATGTCGATGTTGTGCTGAATGTGGCCATGACCCAGGACGGGGTCAAGGTCGGCGCGTACTTCTATAACCTTGTGATCTCGGCGGGCTCAGATATCTACCCCGCGCTTGTTGAGGCCACTGTTGTTGAAAACGGCGCCACTCGCTACGTCCCTGCTGTCACCGAGATTACCGAGTTCGACTCCGATCTGGACGCGATCCAAGCTCAGCTCACTGCGGTCCAGAACACAGTATCTGCGACCCAGCTATCGGTGGACAGCGGCGTGTATGGTCTCGCAGCACTCAAAACAGGGCAGACAGACATTGTTGTTGAGATCAACCAGAACGAAACCCTGATAAACCTCGTCAAAGCCAAGACGGACATCATCCCTGTTGACCCGGCGACGCTGGCTTCAGTATCAGCTGTGAATGCTACGGTACTTACACGACCAGATATCACAGCCATCCAAACCCGTTTGGATCTTCTCCGTGATGCAATCCGTGGGACTGCAAATAGAACCAACACCCAGGTCTACGATAAGATCGACTTCACAGGCGTTATGCAGACAAGCGACCCAAGGCTCAACTTCCTGGATGCCGCGGTTTCCTCACGCAGCACTCTGGACGCGGCTACGGTCTGGGCATACGCAACACGCACCCTGACCGCTTCGACCCTTTCGGCGGCCTCGATCCAGGCTATCTGGGATTTCCTGACCTCGGCTGCGACGGTCCCTGGCTCCTTTGGGCTCCGCATCGGAACCAACCTGGACGCAACAGTATCGAGCCGCGCCACAGCTGGCCAGGTAACTTCCCTGCTCGTCGGCGTAGCACAAGAGGCAAGCCTCGGCGCCCTCAGCACTCTCGTCAGCACAGAAGCCAACGAGAACGAAGCCAAGCTCAATGCCCTTCAGGCAGATGTCACGCTTATAAAAGCCAAGACAACGAACCTCCCTGCCGACCCATCTTCCGCATCGGCAATGTCAGCCGGCTTTAACGCCAACACCATTGCGGTAGCGAATGTGGCTCTCAATGTCACCGGAATCAAAACTAAGACTGACAATCTGCCAGTCGACCCCGCAAAAGAGAGCTCGGTCCTTGCACGGCCGACTAACCCTGTTCTGACCAGCGACATTCGCCTGAACAGGCTCGACGTCAATGTCTCCACGCGAAGCACGCTGACCACTGGTGACTTGGCTCTGCTTGCTACCACCGCACAATTGAGTGCAGGAAACGCGGCGCTTACAACCGAGATCAACGCCAATCAGGTGGATATCGCCGCTGTGCAAACAACGGCAAACTTGATCAAGGCTAAGACAGACCAGCTGGTCTACACCTCAGGACGGGTGGATGCGGTTATCTCGGGTGCACAAGAGGATGCGATTGTCGACAAGGTTTGGAACGAGCTGAACGCCTCTCACGTCGCAGTCGGGTCGATGGGTGAGAGTCTTAGCGATGCTGCTGGCGGGGCGTCGCCGTCCGTAATTGCCGCAGCAGTATGGGATGAGGCCACTGCTGGTCATGTTACAGCGAGCACTTTCGGCAAGCTGGCTGCCGATATCAAGGTCGATACTGGCGCAATCAACACGAAGATTGGCACTCCAGCAGGTGCGTCGGTCTCCGCAGATATCGCTGCAATTACCGAGTCGCACAGAACCTGCCGCATGTCGACAACCATGAACTCCGCTGGCACCGATCAGGAGGTGATTGTCTGGGCCGAGGAAGCTGGTGAACGAATCACAGTATCCAGCGCCTGCACTATCACTATCAAGACGGCTATCGGGGCAACGGTATGGACAGCAACGCTGGCGAGTCCGAACGCGGATGGCGTCTTCCGCTTTACAAATGCGTTTGTCGCCGTGGCTGACGTCAGCTACTACATTCTGATGTCGATTACTGTCGCGGGCCAACCGGTCGTAACTCAGCAGGCGTTTATAACCGTGGGGTGATGGATGGATCTTTCAGGTCAGATAGGAATTATAAGCCGTTACTCGGTTAACGAGATATCTGGCATCCTGACCATCACACTCCGTGACAGCCAGGATACTACGACGCTCGGCACTATTGAGATTGAGGACGTTAAGATGCGGGCTATCTTCGAGGCGTGGACGCGCATCGCAGAAGCTCGCTGGCCTAACAACCTGGCGAGAACAGGTCACCGCACTGTCTACACTCTTCGCACGGACGAAGGCAAGACGGAGTTCGCATGAAAATTCTACCATTTGGGGTTATCCCCATGTTTGTTGATGGTGCAGGGATTGGCGATAACTTCGGGTCGATCGGCGCCCAGATTCGCTACTTTGATGTTTTTTATGTAAACCCTCCTGTGGTTGGCTTTCAGGTCACAGGCTCGCCGGAGGAACCTTGATTGAACATTCTCAAGTTCGCACCGTTTCCCTCTTCGGATGTGGCCCACTACCGTATCTATAGAAGCATCATTGGCTTCACCGCCACCAATGCGCTTCCCGCAACGGTCGCAGGCAAGACGCTTCAGTTAAAGATGAATGGCACCGCACTCCAAACGATTACGTTTTCCGGCGTGGCTACCGTTCCCGACCAGATCAATCTTGTGCTCGTTGGCGGCCGCGCCTACCCGAATACTGCTGACCTGGGGGCGACTTTCCTCCTCCGAAGCGATGTCAGGCAAGCGCCAGGATCTGTGGAAATTGTAGGGGGCTCGTCCCTAGTCGACCTCGGTACGACAGCACGCGTTATAACGGAAACCTCTGAGGATGAGATTATCGCAACTATACCGGCACTCATCGACCCAGAGGAGCTGGTGGAGTTTGAGGATCTCGATGGCGCGCTGCAGGATTTCTATGCGATCCAGACCATAGACAGTTTTGGCAACCTTAGCTTCAAAACTGGCTACAGGCAGGCTATTCAGTACACAGGGAATATCTGCGTCGTCGAAGGAATTGTTACAGATCTCCAGGGGGTTCGCTACGTAGATGCGGAGGTCAAGGCGAGGCTCATTAAGTTCCCGCACTCCCCGGAAAAGGCTTCCCAAGTCACTCTTGGTGAAATAATCACTCGCACAGGGCCTGACGGTCGCTTTTCACTCCCCCTTCTGCAGGGTGCGCTGGTACAGTTCGAGATACGCGCCGTAGGCTTTAACCGAAGCATAACTGTGCCGCTCAAAGCGTACGAGTTCATAACGGATATCCTTGTTGACCTCGACTATCGCTACCCGCTGGAGTTTGTCTGATGCCCCCAAACATAGAGCCAAGTCTGTCTCTGAGCGACTCCCGAAGCCAAAGATACCCTAACCAGTTCTTTGACCTTGCGCAGCAGTACATGCCGCCTACGATCAAAGAGCTTTTCAGGTGGTGCACATTCTATTTTTATAACTCGCCCCTAATCGGCTCGGCGATGAAGAAGGTCAGCCGCTATCCGATTACGGACCTAATATTCGAGGATGGGCTCGAGGCTAATCGGAGCGTATGGAATACCATACTGCTGACAGACCTCAAGATGAAAGACAGAATGATGGAGGTGAACCTGGACTACCACGTCTACGGCAACGCCTTTGTCTCACTGCATTTCCCTTTCATTAGGTTTCTCATTTGCCAATCGTGCAAGTTCCGCGCGCCTATCAAAAATTGGGATTGGCAGTTTCGGGGCAGCGACTATAACTTCGCTGGAACCTGCAGCCAGTGCGGTAGCAACGGCGCGGTTGAGGTCAAGGATGTGCCCTATAAGAACAGGAAAGAGCTGCGGCTTATCCGCTGGAATCCTGAGAACATCCACATAAAATTCAACGAGTATACCGGCCGCTACATCTACATGTACTCCGTGCCAGGCAAGCTCAGAAATATGATCCAGCGCGGTGACAAAGACATCCTTGAGGATCTGCCGATCATCGTCCTTGAGGCCCTCAAAAAGCGCCGGATGATTCGCTTCAGCTCCGACAGTCTCAAGCATCTTAAGCAGCCGACCCTCGCAGAGCAGGATCAGGGCTGGGGCAAGCCTGCGATTCTTCATGTGCTCAAAGACATGTTCTACCTCTACACCCTTCGGCGGGCGCAGGAGGCTATCGCGCTCGAGCACATTGTCCCATTCGATTTGATCTACCCACTGCCCAATGCGCAGCAGGATCCATATATCCATACTGACCTATCTAGCTGGCGAATTCAGATCGAAACGGTGATCAACAAGCACCGACGCGATCCGAACTTCAAGGCTGTAATACCTATACCCATTGGCTTTGGTCGGCTTGGCGGCGATGGCAAGGCTCTGCTGCTCGCGCCTGAGATTAACTACCTCACGCAGACCATAGTAGGCGGACTTGGCTTACCTCAAGAGTTCCTTTTTGGCGGGCTCAATTGGACGGGGTCGAGTGTTTCCCTGCGAACCCTCGAGAACGATTTTATCCAAAACCGCAGTCAGATGCTGGATTTGACGATTTGGATCAAAGACAAAATCCGCATTTGGCTGACCCTTCCCGACATCAAGACCATCCGCATGTCTGACTTCCGGATGGCTGATGACATTCAAAAGAATCAGCAGCTCATTGGGCTTAACGCTCAGCGCAAGGTTTCCGATCAGACTCTTCTCACAGAACTTGGCTACGACTACGACCAGGAAGTCAAGAAGATGATCGAGGAGCAGCACGTTCAAAACTACCTGACCGACCTGCAGACAAAAAGCAGCGCGCGGAGTCAGGGCGAGGCCATGCTTATCCAGTCCAACTACCAGCGGACTCTGCAGGAGAATGTGGAGAAGGCTCAACTGGCTACGCAGGAGCGGGCTTCGCGGTTGGGCATCACGATGCCAGGGCAGCCGGGGATGGACCCTAATGCGGCGGCAGCCCAAGGCGATCCTGGTATGGATCCTTCGGGCGGCGGGCAGCAGCCTGAGCAGCCTATGGACGAGCTGGTTATGGCGAAGGTCGATAGTTGGGCAAGTCAGCTGGCAAAGATGGATCCAGGGCAAGCGGCTATGACCCTCTCCGAGATAAAAACTAAGATGCCGGAGATCGGCATCCAGATTGAGCAGCGGATGAGCGAACTGCAAGCCGGATCCACAGGCGGGCAGGCACCGGCAGCTCAAGTTCCTCAGACCCAGATTGCCGCGCCTTCCGGAGAGCCACCGGCTGGCATTAACATGAACCCTTTGCCTGAGCGGTCAGCCCCAAGAAGGCAGGGAGCTGTTTAATGTTCACGACGCGGAACAAGACGGCCCAATTCGATATGAACACCGAGAGAGATCTCGCCGCGTATGATGCGATTCTAAATAACCCTCTGGCGTTTATAGTCCGCGAGATAAAGGAAAAACTTGTGGATAAGCATTTTGACGAAGAGGGTAACTTTACTGGACAAACTGAACGCCTTGTATTGGTGGTAACATGGCAAACGAAAGTGCTGTCGTAAGAGGTTTCCTAGCAAAGCACGCAAGTGTTGCGAGTGGCGTGATGGCCGCAAGGCGCGCGGGAATAAAGGCTATGGGTAGCTCCCCAGGCACAGCTGTCAGGCGGGCTCTCACTATGCGATCTGAGAGAGCCGCGGGCACTGCCGCCGCCGCTGCTAATGCTGCAAGCACGGCTGCTGGTGCGCCTGCCCGTGCTTCTGCCGGCAGTGGTTTGATGATGCCCCTGCACTGGTATAAGAAAACCCAACAGAGTCCCCTGTTTCAGCTAAAGCGGACGGCAGCTATTGGCGCTGGGGCGCTTGGTGCGGGGGCCTACGGTCTCGTCAAGATTACCGATGCGCCGGAAGCCAAGCGCATTGACGCTGGTGCCGCGCCTGTGGGCGGGTATTACTGAGGAGGTCTTTATGCTGGAGGTTTTTGGGCAGCTGCAGAAAAAGCTCGACTTAGCCTTGCCGCTCTGCATAGCAATTTTCGCTGCCTCGCTGGGGGTTAACGATCTTTTGTCAGGTAACTATGGGGCCGATGAGATCAAGCTAAGCAACCTGCGTAATAACAGCCTGCAATGGTACCAGAGCAAGGGCATCAAGGGGACGATTGTCGAGGGGCAGGCGGATCTGGTGAAAGTCCTAATCAACTCCGGCAGTATCGCTCTTGACAAACGCGGTAATATGGCAGAACTTTTGCGCCAACTGCAGAGCAAGGTCAACCGTTACGACAGCGAGAAACGCGAGATCCTGATGGGTTCACGGCAAATTCCTGTAGAGCAGTGGACTCAGGAAGTTGACGGAAAAATGGGGCAGCTGGTCGGTGCAAAAGAGTATGAGCAGCAAATAGACCAGCTCGCGAGTGCTGGTGATTGCTTTGACCTCGCCTCCATGCTCTTTCAGCTCTGTCTGGTGACAGGCGCAGTGGGCATTGTGGTGCCACAGGCTTCTATGAAATGGGCCTTCTTCCAGGCCACCGTTTGCATTGGGTTAGTGGGCATAATCCTTGGCGGACAAGGCCTCTACCGTGCCCTCGGATAGATAAAAAAACCCGAGCAGCTGGGCTCGGGCCAAAACTAGCGGTCAGATGACCGCCGGTTTACCGCAGCACTATCTCCAATTGCCTGGCGTGTTTGGGCGATTAGGAGAGGGCGGTGTGGGCTGTGTGAACTCGTTACCTCGGTACGTGGGGGCTGCAGCAAAACCGTTGTTGAACCCGGCGCTTGGTCCACCATGGGGTACATGGGGATAGGCACTGGGTTGTGGCGCAGACGGTTGTGTCTGTCTTTTAAACTTAGGGTCCCCCGTTTCTGCGCTGGTTTGCAAAAACCGCCCACCGAAAGAGTACAGGATCGCGCTAACAGCATCACGTAGCGCGTTCTTGATCAGACCAACCCAGAACTGAGGAGATAGGAGCTGCCCGACAACTTCCTTGCTGAAGCCTACAATCGACCTCCAGACGCGAGCCGGTAAGGAGGGCTTTACTACAGCCAGTGGCTGCCGGTTGCTATCATCATCAGAAAAAGAGAAAGGGTTTTGTAGTTTTTTCTCGCCGCTAGCTTCGCTTGTAGAATGGAGTTCTGACATCGGTGCCTTCCTGGAACGGGTCCGCTTGGTTGTGCTAGAATACTTGGTAAAGACTGGGTGATTTGTCACAAGTTATCTTCTACATTAGTGCGATGACACCCCCTTTCTCTTAAATGTAAACGCCATACTAAAAGGCTTATACCACTACATATGAGAAATTTTGACGCCACCCAGCAATCGCAATCAGTAAAGACATCGGCCGTGGATGCGGTTAAAAGCATCTTTCCTGTGGTCGGTAAGATCCGCACAATGCAGCTCGATAATGTGTGGGTAGAGGAAAAGGCTGACCTAAACGACTACGCCGCCCAGGCAAAGACGAAGACCCAGGAAGGCACTTGGGGTGTCCCTGTGTATGCAAGCCTCTCACTTATTGAGAACCAGAGTGGCAAGGTGGTCGACAAAGCCCCGAGAATTAGGTTGTTCCTTTTGCCTATGGTCACGGATCGCTCCAGCTACATCGTAGCTGGCAACGAATATCAAGTTAATAACCAACTGAGACTCAAGACCGGGGTTTACACGGTCAGGAAGCAAAACGGTGAGCTCAAAACTCAGGTTAACCTGGCGAAAGGGAAAAACTTTGACCTCGGATTTAATGAGGCAAGTGGTGTCTTCACCCTACAAAAGGTCGGCGGCGGCCAAACGAACATTCCTCTTTATCCTATTCTTACTCATCTGGGTATATCTCCTTCTCTCATTGCACAAACCTGGGGGTCTAAACTGGAGGCTGTGAACCAGCGTGGCGACCCAAAGTCGGTTGCGCGTGCGGAAACAGCTTTTGGGGCGCAGAAAGCTGGGCTCTCTGAGTACTTCAAGAAGACCGAGATCTCCAGTGCGACAACCAAAATGGTGCTGGGAACAGGATACGATAAAGTGGACGGGCCTATGCTCTTGGCCTGCTCAAAAAACCTCCTGGAAGTGCAGCTCGGAAAGAAGGATGCCGTCGACCGCGACTCCCTCGCTTTCAAGGAGCTCCATAGCATCGAGGACTTTATCAAAGAGCGGCTTGAGAAGAATAAGAAGGACCTGGCCTATAAGATTCAGCGGCAGATTGATTCCTTGCGCCGAACCAAGGTGACCCAAATCGTCAACCCTGGGCTCTTTAGCGGAGTCGTGCAAAGTTTCTTTACGCAGGATGATAAATCATCCACCCCCGAGCAGACCAATCCTCTGGAAATGCTCTCCGGGGCGTACAGGGCTAGCTTCATGGGTTCTGGCGGGATCACCTCGCAACACGGAATCAAAGACGAGACGCGGCAGATCCATCCTTCGCACTACGGGTTCATTGACCCAGTTCATACGCCAGAATGCTACGACGAGGAGACCGAAGTTTTTACTAGAGAGGGTTGGGCTTACTGGAAAGATGTGACACCCGCAACTGGGTTTGCATGTCTCATTGATGACCGCCTTGATTTCTGTTCAGCAGAAAAGCTCCACCAGAGCCATTTCAAAGGGGAGATGTATGGTGTCGAGAACGGTAAACTGAACTACTTAGTGACGGCAAATCACCGGATGCTTGTAAGGCCGCTCGACTCTGCTCCTGATAGTTGGAGAATCGAAACTGCAGAAAAGACGCACGGCCGACCACGCACTTTCAGGGTAAGCCACAAGGCTTACAAAGGAAAGCAAGAGTCAGTAGCCCGCCTTGAGCACGTGAAGGGGAGCAATGCCTCCATCAATATTGAGTCCGTACCCATCGGCGACTGGTGTGAGCTTTGGGGTTGGTTTTTGTCTGAAGGGTCTGTGTCCTTCAATGAAGCGAACTCAGCGTACTTCGTCCGAATCCATCAGAACGATGCGGCGAACCCCGAGAAGTGCCGACGCATAGAGTCTCTACTGGACACGCTGCCGTGGAGCTGGTGCCAGGACAAAGAGAAGACAACCTACACTCTAAGCACCGAGCAGCTAGCTTGGCATTTTGAATCGCAGGGAACACAGGAGCGCCGTTTCATTCCTACTGAGCTATTTGATGCCCCCGTTAGCGCACGTCAACGGATGCTTGACGCAATGCTGCTTGGCGACGGCAGAACGTACAGCAATCGCCCTAAAGGGGCCTCTTACCCTCAACGGGTCTACTGCACGTCTAGCCCAAAACTTGCTAGAGATTTCGATAGGCTCGCTATCAGCTTAGGTTACTCGACGACCACGGCTTGTTACGAGGATAGGCGGAAAGAGTCCTACCATGACATATTCGAGATTCGGATCCTTCGCAGCACCGTGCGCTCAGCACGTAAATTCAACCACCGTTCAGGGAAGAGTGATTACGTTAAAGTAGATTACGATGGAAGGATTTACTGCGCTACGGTCCCCGGAGGCCTTCTGCTAGTAAGGCGGAAAGGAGGGGTCGCCTTTTGGTGCGGTAACAGCGATAAAATCGGTGTAAACCTGCATTTACCGATGGGTGTGGTGAAAGACGGCAAGGACCTAAGAGTCCAATTGGATAACGCCAAGTCTGGTAAAAGAGAGCTTTTAACCCCTGTCGAAAGCTGGGAGAAGTACGTGGCCTTTCCTGGGCAGACAGGCGATTCGCTAAAGGTCATGCACCAAGGCGCAATCCAAACTGTGCCCCGCTCAAAGGTGGATTTTTACACACCGAGCGCCACCATGCTGTTCTCGCCATCGACCAACCTCGTCCCCTTTCTGCCGGCGAATCAAGGCAATCGGGCTATGATGGCTTCCAAAATGCTCGAGCAAGCGATAGGTCTCAAGCATCGTGAGGCCCCGCTTGTTCAAGTAGGTGTCGCCCCCGATGTCTCCATGGAGCAGCTGGTAGGGAAGAATATTGCGGCACATGCGCCGGATGCGGGGACCGTTAAGAAAGTGACTGCAGACGGTATCCTGCTTGCGACAGCCAAGGGCGACGTCAAGGTCAACCTCTACAACAATTTCACGCTAAATAGGAAGTCGTTTCTTAACCATACCGCACTCGTCAAAGAAGGCGATACGGTAGCCAAAGACCAGCTTCTAGCTGAGAGTAACTTTACTAAAGACGGCACTCTTGCGTTGGGCATAAACCTCCGCACAGCCTACATCCCTTATAAGGGCTACAACTTTGAGGACGGAATCGTCATCTCACAGTCCGCCTCTGAAAAGCTGACAAGCGAGCACATCTATAAGAAAACCTACGAGATTTCCAAGAACTCCATAATGAAGCTACCTTCGTTCAGGGCGTTCTACCCCAACGCAATCACTGCCGCAAATGCGGCCAAGCTCGATTCGGATGGGGTTATAAAGAAGGGCCAGCGCGTTAAAACAGGTGATGTGATCATCGCCGCTCTGCAAAAAAGGAACCCAGACGCACGCATCGCGGTCATCAGCAAGACACTTTCAGAAAGGCCAAAAGATGCCAGTATCTACTGGACTGCTGAGGACGAAGGGACTGTCACAGAGGTTCAAAGAGGGACTGGTTCGGTCTCCGTTTTCATAAAAACTGAAGAAGCTGCGAGAATTGGCGATAAGCTCTCTGGCCGGATGGGCAACAAAGGGATCATTACTAAGATCCTTCCTGATGACCAGACGCCCCGCGATGGGAGCGGAAAGCCGGTCGATATCCTACTCAACCCTCATGGTGTCATCGGCCGGATCAATATCGGGCAAATCTATGAGTCAGCCGCCGGAAAAGCCGCACTTAAAAACGGTGCCCCCTACAAAGTCGAGAACTTCACAGGGCAAAATTACCTTGGGACAACTCGAAAGTTTCTCAAGCAGTCAGGCGTTAAGGATAAAGAAGAGCTCTTCGACCCTGAAACAGGTAAGAGTCTCGGCGATGTCCACGTTGGAAACCCATATATACTTAAGCTCTTTAAGCAATCCGCAGGCAACTTTTCAGCTCGGCAAGGGGGACCTGGATCTACCTACGACGCCAATATGCAGCCCGTTAAAGCTGGAGGAGAAGAAGGCTCAAAAAGTCTAGATCTTCTGACGATGTACTCCATGCTCTCGCACGGGGCAAGGGCTAACCTGCAAGAGATGTCTACGCTTAAAAGCAACAAGAACGATGAGTACTGGACCGCTCTGCGTGGGGGCCAGCAGCTGCCGCCGCCTAAAGCGCCCTTCATCTACGATAAGTTCATCGCCTACTTAAAAGGCGCTGGTATAGACGTTACCAAAGACGGCACCAAGTCCACACTTGGGCCGCTTACCGACAGTCACGCACTTGAGATGTCTTCGGGTGCGGTTCAAAAGCCTCACTTTTATCATGCAAAAGATTTTCAGCCGGTTAAGGGCGGGTTTTTTGATACCAGGACTTTTCAGCCGGTTAAGGGCGGGTTTTTTGATACCAGGACTTTTGGTGGTCTTGCTGGTAAAAAATGGGGGCATCTGGACCTGAAGGAGCCGGTAGTCAATCCAGTCTTTGAGGACGCTGCCCGAAACCTTCTTGGCCTTGCTGGTAAGTTTGACGAAGTCGTCGGCGGGAGGCTCTTTGTGCAAAAAGATGGCTCCCTTACCAAAGGCAGTGCTGGCGGCCTGACTGCTGGTGCCGGTATTGAGCGCCTATTAAAGAACGTTGATGTCGATACGCAGCTGGAGAGCCTGACAAAAAAAGCCGTGGGCTTCACTGGCACAAAACTGAACGACGCCAACAAAAAACTTCGCTACCTTACTGCGCTCAAGACACTGAATATGAAACCCCACGAGGCGTATATCCGCCGCAATGTGGCTGTGCTGCCGCCCATCTATCGCCCTGTCTACCCGCTTCCCGATGGGAGCATGGCCAGCTCGGATGTGAATACCCTCTATCAGAAACTGGGCGTCGTCAATTCGATGATGCAGCTGCCTGTCATGTCCCTTCTCCCCGAAGAGGAAAAGGCCAATATCCGGCAGGACCTCTACAATCATGTGAAAGGTGTAGCGGGCCTGATGGACGTGACCACAAAGGGCAAGGTAAAGGACGGTCTCATCGCGCAGATTAAGGGCGGCACGGGCGGTCAGCCCAAAGAGGGCCTTTTCATTAGTAAGCTCTTGAGCAAACAGCAGGATTTTGTGGGGCGCGGCACTATTATTCCCGAGCCCTCCCTTGGCATCGACGAGATGGCGATGCCTGAGGAGATGGCCTGGAAACTCTTTGAGCCCTTTGTCGTCCGTGAGCTGAAAAGTATGGGGAAAAATCCGCTGCAGGCAAAAGAGGAGATCAAAAAGAAATCAGCGCTTGCCAAGCGAGCTCTGCAAATAGTCATGAGCACGCGGCACGTTCTTCTGAACAGGGCGCCGTCACTTCATAAGTTTTCGATCATGGCGTTTAAGCCGAAGATCACCGATGGCAAGGCACTCAAGATCCCACCGCTGATAGTGAAGGGATTTAATGCAGATTTCAATGGGGATTCCATTGATATTACTACCATTATTAACGTCAGGTATAATAAAAATGAGTTGACTCAAGAGCCCCTTTGGGTTTATCACTCTCTTGTTGCCGGCAATCTTTTTGAAATGGTCACGGGTAAAACTATCGACGAGATGGTGGCTGAGGCCCGTGGTTTTACAGCGATCTACGAGATTGCTGGGGGGAGGTTGCAGACAATGTCAATGATAGATGGAAGCCCAGAATGGACCGATGTTCAGCGCCTTACTGTCCACACGTCTCACGGGCCTTGCTATGAGGTACTGACTCATACAGGAACCCGCGTGATCACGACCGAGCACCACAACTTCAGCTATATCAATGAGGCGTTCGATCTGTGCTGCATAAAAACCGAGGTGATGCGGCCTGGGGTGCTGCTGCCGAAAGCATTGCCCAACATAGGCTCTAGCAACATCCAAACTCTAAAGATCTCGAACGTCACGCATCGACTTGACGAGGAGATGGCGTGGGTTCTTGGCTTTTACGCAGGAGACGGGTCCGCGTCGGACGCGACGGTTTCTTTCTGCGACACGGACCCAGTCGTCATGAAGCATATCTGCGGCATTCTGCGTCGCCGCTTTAATTTCGGAACAAAGCTCCAAGGTACAAAGCTCCATAAGGATTGCATTGCGAGGCTCTATAGCAAAGAGCTTTGCAACTGGTTTACGGAAAACTGCGGTGCTGGGTTTGCCGGCGTAAAAATTCCGACGGAAATCTTCAACAGCCCACACGCAGTCAGGCTCGCCTACGTACGCGGAGTATTTCAGGCGGAAGGCAGCGTTGGCCCAGACGCGTACGGTAACTACCAAGCTCGGCTTGAGATGTGTAACTTCCCATATGTCGAGTCCCTTCGCTACCTCATGTCTTCCGTTGGCCTTGACGCGTACCTCGCTGAATGCCTCCACGAAGGCCGGCAGACCGGCCACCTTCTGAGGCTGCGAAAGTCCTGTATGGCTACACTCCAGCCGGTCCTAAGCAAAAAACAGGAAAAGTTGGCTGAGGCGGTGCGGGTGAAAGATAGCCGCCGGCACCGGGACGGTTACGATATTGTGCCGTTCTCAAAAGCACTGCTCGACGAAGTCGTCGCCATAGGCCATAGGCACAAAAGCCTTTCAAAAACTGATAAAGCAGCAGTCGCCGAATGGAGGGCGAAAAACCCTGGCAGGAAAATCTCCGCCATGGATCATTTTAAAGGTAACCAAGAGTTTGTCTCGCGCCATATAGCTTTTGATGTCATCCATACTTACGGAGCTCTGGCCTCACCCTACTTTTTGAAGTGGGCGGGTCTTGTCAAGGACGAGCGTCTTCGCTGGGAACAGGTGCTGAGCATCACGGAGGTTCCGAGGAAAGAGGTTATGTTTGACTTTACGGTCCCGCGTGGCGAGATGTTTCTCGTGCAGAATGGGCTTTTCACCCACAATACCATGACTGTGCACGTCCCTGTCGGCGAGGAAGCCAACAAGGAGGCCGCTCGGCTTTTGCCTTCTAGAAACCTGTTTCAACCCGGCACAGGCTCGCTCATGATCCAGCCTTCGCAGGAAGCTCAGATCGGGCTTTTCTACCTCTCGCAGACCCCAGCGGGCAGGCAGAAGATAAATGCTCTTCTGCCCGATAAGTATAAGATTTCGGCCATGCTGGATAAGAAAGCTACGAACACGCTGACGATGGCGCTGGCGAAGGAATTGCCCGCAAATCAATACGGCACTATCGTTGCGGCGCTTAAGGCTGAGGGTGAGAAGCACGCTTTTGAGCGGGGCTTTACACTCGGCATGGATGATATCGCTCAGTTCGGTGCTATGCGAGATCGCATCGTCGACGCTGCCGATAAGGCTGCGAAGAAGGCCAAGACCCCAGAAGAGCTGATGTCGATCAACAAGCGCGCGTCCTCCCTCATTGATAAGATGATCGACCATAAGCTCGTTGGGAAAGACAACCCTCTCTACGATATGGTGCAATCTGGTGCGCGCGGCAACAGCAGTCAGCTGCGGCAGATCATTGCCTCTCCGCTATTCATGTCTGATGAGAAGGGGCGGATTGTCCCGACAGCGATCAAGAAGTCTTACGCCGAGGGGCTGGATATCGGGGATTATTGGATCTCGATGTACGGGGCTCGTCGCGGAATGATGGATCGCGCAATTCAGACTTCGCTGCCCGGCGCATTCTCCAAAGACATCATGGCGACCACGATCAACAACGTGGTTTCCATGGAAGACTGCGGAACCCATGAGGGGGTCACCCATAAACTAGACGACAAGGATGTGTTCGATCGGTACATGGCCGGCGACCAGGGCGGCTACTCGCACAATACGCTAGTGGACACGCGTGTCCTCTCGGATCTAAAAAAACACGGGCTCTTGCAAGTGAAGGTGCGAAGTCCGCTGCGTTGCCTGGCACCAAAGGGCACTTGCGCCAAATGCTACGGCATAGACGAGCATGGCGGAGCGCCGCCGGTTGGCGACAATATCGGTTCGAAGGCGGGGCAGACGATGTCCGAGCCATTAATACAGATGGTCATGCGGACATTTCATACTGGCGGGGCTGCGGGTACAGGCGCTGATGCTCAAGGCTATGCGCGAGTCAACCAGCTGCTGCAGATGCCGAAAATTGTGGTGGGCGCTGCACCTCTTGCGGCCAAGGATGGCAAGGTCTCGAAGATCACCAAGGGCCTCGGCGGTGGATTTGATGTGACGCTTGAGGGCTCTGTCTACCATGTGCCTGCAGGTAAACCGCTCAAAGTTTCTGTGGGCAGCAGGGTAGCTATCGGCGATCCGCTCTCAGAGGGTGTGGTGAAGCCGCAGGACCTCGTGAAACTCAAGGGGATGGACGCGGCACAGGACTATATTGCGAGCGAGCTGCAGAAGTCTTACGCGGGGCAGGGCATTCATTTGCACAGGAAGATCTTTGAGACGGTCGTGCGCTCGCTGGGTAACACGACCCAGGTTCAGAACAACCCTAAGGACACGGCCTATCTACCGGGGGACATCATCCCTTACACCGTAGCTCAGGACTACAACCGTAATCTTGAAGTTACAAAAACCCCAGATGACGCGGTCGGCTATAAGCTCAGTAAGGCAACGGAGGGCATGCGCGAAGGCCATACCGTAACGCAGGCCGATGCTGATGTTATGAGGGCTCGTGGCATTAAAGAGCTCACGATTAAAAAAGACCCATTGATCCATGCACCTCTGCTAAAATCCCTCAAAACGCTGCCGCTCCTGAGTAAGGATTGGATGGGCTCGCTTGGCTACCAGCAGCTTCAGAAGGCGCTAACGCTCGGGGCAGGGCAGGGCTGGTCAACGGATACGTCGGGCTATCACCCTATTCCTGCTTTTGCGCAGGGCGTGGCATTCGGTAAAGGAAAGGATGGTAAGTATTGATGGACTATGTAATTTTTTACCACGGCACCTGGTCTGAGGCCTCGCGCAGCATGAAGCAAAAGCTGGACAGGCACAAGGGCGCCGATAGTGTTGAGGTTCGGGAAGTCGACGTAGATAAGGCCACAACGCCTCCGACGTATGATGGCCAGCTTATCCGCTCTCTCCCCTTTTTGGTGCGGCACGAGAACGGACGTCCTGTCGATCACCTCGTGGGTGACGTTCCTGAGGGTGCGGTGCGCCGCTTCGTTGCCAGAACTCGGACAAAGACGGCTTTCTGGGTTGGTTTTGATAAGGCTGCTGTGCACCATAAACACCCCGAGCTGAAAGAGGAAGTTTTATGAGCGCCTTTTTGCGAGGCTTTCTGAAGCAGGCAAAACTCCGTGAATCCACGAAACTAGAGCCGCACCAAGTCAGGGTTCAAGAGCGACTGAAGAAGACGCCAGGGCTCCTCCTCTATCATGGTCTAGGCAGCGGCAAGAGCCTCTCAGGAATTGCGGCTTCACAGGGCGAAAAAACGGACGTCGTTGTGCCTGCCAGCCTTCGCGGCAATTTTCAGAAGGAAGTGCAGAAGCACACGACCGGCTACAAGCCTAATATCATGAGCTACGATAAGGCGGTCAAGACTCCTGCAAGGGGCGATACTCTGATCGTAGATGAGGCCCATATGCTCGGCACGCCTGGCTCGATGAGAAGCCAGGAGATGCTTAGAAAAGCCCCTGAGTATAAAAAGCGGATACTGCTGACAGGTACCCCAATCCGCAACCACCCTTATGAGATCGCCCCTCTGCTGAGGATGGTGCGCGGCGACGAGGCGGTGCCGACTGACCCAAAGGCGTTCAACGAGCAATTCATACGCGAGCAGAAGATAAGCCCCGGATTCCTAGCCAGGATTCTCCACGGAGCCAAGAACGGGATCGAGTACAAGATTAAGAACCCTGATAAATTCTCTTCTCTGGTCCACGGCTATGTCGACTATCATGCGCCCGCCAAAGAGAGTTTTCCCGCGGTCACCCACGAGAGCATTAGCGTCCCTATGAGCGGTGAGCAGATGAAGTACTATGACTTTGTCATGGAAAAGGCAGGACCGGCGCTCAGATATAAGATCCGGCGCGGCCTCCCTCCATCGAAAGCCGAAGCTACCCAACTGAACACGTTTTTATCCGGCGTGAGACAGGTATCCAACAGCACCAAATCCTTTGGCGGAACGGAGACCTCTCCTAAGATCCAGAGGGCGGTGACGGCTCTTCAAGATCTGAACGCTAAAGACAAGAACTTCAGGGGGCTCGTCTATTCGAACTATCTCGATGCCGGTGTCCGAGAATACGCCAGTCAACTCAAGTCGTCTGGAGTCTCTCACGCAATCTTTGATGGGAGTCTCTCCGATTCCAAGCGGAAGGCAATGATTGCCGACTACAACACTGGCAAGGTGAAAGTCTTGCTTATCTCCGGCGCAGGGTCCCAGGGCCTGGATCTGAAAGGGACTAAACTCATCCAATTGCTCGAACCGCACTGGAACAATGCAAGACTCGAGCAGGCCGAGGGTCGGGGAATTCGCTATAAGAGCCATGACCATCTTCCAGAGGACGAGCGACATGTCCTGGTGCAAAGATTCCAGTCGACCATACCCAAGTCATTTACCCAAAAGATTCTGGGTCAAGATCCTGATATGGGAGTCGACCAATATCTCAGCATGCTCTCCGGCAAGAAGGATGCGCTGAATGCGCAGTTTCTGAATATTCTAAAACAGCAGGGCAGCGCGCCCGTATAGGAGACCGTGATGAGCCCCTTTCTAGTTGGCTTTATGAAAAGAGCGAAAAAAAAGAAAGAGAGAGAGCCTTTAAACATCTGGGGCCGATCGGCAAATGCCCTTGGTACAATTGTGACTGGGAACCTCTTTGAGTACCTGGGCGCCGTAGGTGCAGTGGGCGCGATGAAGCAATTAGAAAAGCTCGACTCACGGCTCTCACCAGAAGAGGCGGAGAGCTTTATGAAGAATGTTAGCCGCGACAAGGGGCTTAGCACTACATGGCAAACAAGCCCTCATACTGGTGGTGAGTTCAGCATGCTCACAAACACCATTACAACAACCCCCAATCCGACTGCTGGAACACTCGCTCACGAGTTGGGGCATGCTACCTCTATGCGCGGTTTCGTTGGAGGTAATTCGCCCCTAGAGTCGCTCCAAGGTAAAGGATGGGCCGAACTGGCCCCTGCAGAAAAGAAACGTGTGCGGTCTGCGATGCTCAAGCTCGGACCTATGCTCGCAGGGAGGCGCTTTATGGTTCCTGCGCAGGCTGGGTTGCTCCTCGCTAATAGCGAGACTGGGGACAAGATAGCCCCGTATGTGCCGTTTGCTCTGCATGCACCGAACCTTATCGAAGAGGGCGGGGCTTCGTTACGGGCTCTCGGGACGCTGGCAAAGCACAGGGGCGGGGCTAAGGCCGCACTCCGGGCTGCGCCAGGTCTTGCTGCCGCATTTGGGAGCTACGCGGCTGCACCACTAGCGATGACCCTGGCCACGGCTGGGTACTTGAATTTGAAAAAGAGCCGCCTGGAAAGGGAAAAAACGCGATGACTGAACCAAGCAAATCCGATCTGAAAGCCCTCTTGCAAAAGCACGAAGACCGGGAAACACCCGAGCAGGAGAAGGCTGAGTCCGAAGAAGAGCAGAAAGAGGAGAGGGCTGCCGGCCTGCACGAGAAGAGCGCGTTTTGGGATGGCTTCGAGAAAAGAGCGCTCAACCTCGCGACGGCTCGCGCAGCTATGGGGAGGTTTAAGGACAAACTTATCAGACGGGCCCCGAAACTCAACACAGAGTCCGTTAACGCGCACATAGAGGGTAGGACACCGAAGGAAAAATTTATAAGTCTTAGTAAAGACAAGCTAAGCGCTGGGGGCGATCCGCTCCGGAGGGCGGGGCATATGATGAATGTTCAAGGCACGGTATCTTCACACCCACAGGCGAATCTAAAAACTTTCGCCAAAGGCGACATGCTTGAGGTACTTGCACCCGGAATGAAATTGCCTGCTGCTTGGAACCCGAAAAATAGAGAGATGACGAACCGGATAATGCATCTACATGAGCAGGCAGAGAGGAAAAGTTTTGGCAAAGCCAAAACCCTGTGGGCAGGTAGTCATACCGATCCTAGAGTTATTCTAGAGGAGAGTAATGCACTGGCATCTCTCCCAAAAAAGGGGTACAGCCCAACAAAGAGGCTGTTCCATGGACTGCGTGAGGCGGACAATACGAAGCACCTCCTGGAACATGCAGTACCTAAATTCCGGTACGGTAAAATGAGACTAAGCAGACATGGTGTTAAGCACATGCGCAGGATTCTGGAGGAGAAAAATATGCAGGCGATACCCTTCCCGGGCACAGAAATCAAAAAAGTTGCGTTTTGGGATGGGTTTTTTAGCGGCGGCGAGAAAAAGAAGGAGAAGGGGCATACCGAGGCGCTTTCCACGTTCGATCGGACTGTTGAGGAATATAACGCCTTTGCCCCGATGCCGAAAGCGAGAGTACGCCAGTGGCGTTCGGAGATGAACAAGGACTCCCATCAAGGCCCGTCGGCAGGGCATAACCATTTCGCGGATAAGTTCAATCCCTGGCTTCATACCCCAGAGGGATCTGCATGGAACAGTCGGCAGGCGGACGCCTACAACAAGAAACGACTTACTTGATGCCAGGTGGCAGCTGTATCGGCTGCAAAGGATGCCAGAGTGTTACCGCCTGCTGCTCGGGGGGAGATGCGTTGGCAGACTGCACAATCAGGGAGACGCGATCGCCGAATACTGCTTTGCGTGCGTAGGCCACATCCATAAATGAGGGCGGTCCAGGAGTCTTCTTGACGACAAGGCAGATCCAGCGAGAGTCCTTGTCGCTATCTATGAGGCTGACAGTCAGCGTGGTGAGCTTGCCTCCGTGCCTGAGATCGAAGAGAAGACTTCCCTCTACGCCCACTACGGCCCTAAACCCGTAGTGCTCGGGGTAGCACCCCATCTCGACGAGCATAGCCTCAATCGGAAGCGGCTCTCTTTGCAAATCACCTATCAGTCTTACCATGTGCGCCTCCCTGCTTTTCGGAGGTGTACCGAACTGAAAGGCAGCGGCAGCAGATTTCGATTCTCTTAACGACCTCCAGGGGCACTGCGGTTTTAGCCCATTCGTCCTCGTCAGGGCCTCCGAGGCGTTGCCAGTCGTGGGAGGTGAGGCGGCACCAGTAGTGCCGCGTGGCCTTACCGATTTGGCTGCCAGCGGCCCTGAGCCTCCTTGCAACTTCAAACATAGCGCCTCCCGTAAATAGACTACCTGCCCGCTTGTTCGCATGGCCGAACTTCGCATGGAGATGTGCTCTTATTCAGCATACCGCTGGAGGCAGGATCGTTCTACTGCAATCGGGCCGAAGATTCGCCGGGCAAGCTGGGCCCGGCTTTCAGGATCACTTGCGCTTTTTAGGAGGAGTTCGGACGAGGTCTCTAAACTCTTTTCCGGCCTTGAACCGAGGCACAGTCGCTGCCGGAATCTTGACCTCGCCCCCTGTTTGGGGATTACGTCCAATGCGGGCTTGGCGAACGGTCGGATGAAACGAGCCAAAACCCACCAGGGAGACCCTCCCGCCGTGAACGACTTCCAGTTGAATGGCTTGGGTAGTCAGCTTGATAATCTCCCGGACAGTGGCCTTGGAGATGCCTGCACCTTCGGCGACAATTGAGGTTAGCTCTGCGAGATTCATGCGATTCCCTTTCTTTGGGTAAAAGACAAACACTATTGAGTGCCTGTGAAAATTGCAAGGGCCAGTGTTTACAGCTGGACCTAAAACGGTATATCGTCCAATGAAGCATCGAATTGAGCCGTGCTGTTGGGTTTTGCTGCGGTGTTCGGCTTTATTACGGGCCCTTTGCCCACTGCTCTTGGCGCGGCCTGCTCCCTGGGCGCTGGCTGGCTAGCCTCTTCAGCTACTTGCCCTATCACACTCTTTTCCGTTTCGCCGTAACCATCGAGGTACTTCAGTCCAAAGGGGTCTACCTGGATCTGCTTTTCCGCGCGCTCTTCGCCGGCAGTTGTCGTGTACTTTCGGGTTTTCGTTCTTCCCTCGATGTAGACTGTACTGCCCTTGCTGAGATACTTGGCCGCGTTCTCTGCAACCTTTTCCCATACGATGGCTTTGTGCCACTCCACCTCTTTATGCCGCTCCCCGCTATGGGACGTCCACTCCTCGTTGGTAGCCACGCTTAACACGCAGTAAGCCTTGCCTTCGGTGGTATGGCGCAGCTCAGGGTCCTGCCCGAGATTACCCACGATAATAGCCTTGTTTACGGACGCCATGAATGCTCCTATATTGCCAGTGTATACTCAGCCCAACTACACTCTTCACCACTGCCGGAGGCCCAAGATGTTCAGGGACCGCTCGCTTTACGAAATGGATCACCCCAACCGCATTGAGCAGGCTTTTGGCATCGCCTTCGGACGCGTTGTCGACGTCGACGCTAAAGCGCGCACATGCACAGTTGTGACTTTTCACGGTAAGGGTACTCTTGATGACCAATATATACCGGATGCGCAGTGGATCAACATGGATTCCAATCCTGAGGGGGATGAGAGCACATCTATTCCTAGACCTAATTCACTCGGGTTAGTTTTTTGGGTGCAAGGCGAGGCTTTTATCTTTGGCTACTTCAAACCCATGTCACGAAATGGGTCGCTGGTCACAGGCAAAGAGCCGACGAAACTCATTGCAGGCGATAAGATTATCGCAACTGTTGCGGGCAACAGAATCACGGTCAAGGCCAGCGGTGCCATCGAGATTTACTCTGCGACCACGCTGCAGCGCATCATGATCCCAAAAGGCGGTGCCATTTTTGATCTGTGCCAACGCTACCAGCTGAAGGCTGACGGTGGTTTTAAGGACTGGAGAATTGACCCGCTTACTCAGTTTACCTCCCACAAAGCCGAGTACAGAAGAGACCTGATCCGCTCGGTCGTGATGACAGAAACCCATGGAGGCGTGGATCTGACTACGATCTACAAGTGCCAGGTGGGGCCGGGCATACCCGGTGTCGAGGGGGTCACGCTTCCGTCCTACACAAAAACAATATCCAATCTTGGCGTTGTGGAGACCCACGTTACGCCGCCATTGCCACTGGGCAGCCCTATCGGTGTCCACACCAAAACCGGCCCAGATGGCTCATACAGTTTTAAATCTGGCCCTCTCCCTAACTTTGAGCTTGATATTTCCCCCACAGGTGCGGCTAAAGTAAGCGTAAATAAGTTAATCACAATCGAGCTCAGTGCTGCAGGCGCGTTTACTTTTAAGAATCCGACGATAGATATCAGTGCGTCGGTGACCGGGGATTTCCAGCTTAAGAATCCTTTGGTAAAAGTGGATGTGAAGGCGACAGGGGCTATCATCTTGGAGGGACCGGGGGGGACCGTTTCGATCTCGAACTCCGGTGATATGAAGTTCACCGCACTTACCAAGATCACGCTTGATGCCAAAGCCGGCGTCGATATCAAATCCATGGGTCCAGTTAAGATCGAAGCTCTCGGCCCGGTCGACATTAAAGCAAAGGGTGCGGTTAATATTGATGCGGGTCCAGGAGCAACCGATAACGTGCTCTGCTACCCCACTACCCTCTCCCCTTTCACGGGAGCGCCCCTTGTCCCCTTCTCCACAACCGTAAAGGTATCAAAATAATGCCGGCACCCAGTGGAGCACTTCTGGCAAAGCAAGCTGTCGCGGCCTATGGGATGCCGCTAGGCCCCGAGGCGCTTAAGTTTGTTGAGGACTTGATGAAAGCCGTGGAGAAAGCCTGGAAGACCTGGCAAGACTCCATTCAGTTCGGAACACTTGTGCTGAGCGGCGCCGGGGTCGGTGCGTGGGTAGGTATCGGAGGCGGCGGGATCATGACTGGCGGGCCGTTCGTGCTAGAGGCCCCAAAGGTAGGCAAGGATTCCCCCGAACTAAAGCAGTTTGTCGCAGGCTTGACCTCCACGCTGTCGACTAAATTTGGTGCCTGGCCGCCGACCTACAAATTCTCTGCTCTCAACTACACCGGCACGAGCGGGGCCACCCCAGTGACGCCAGGACCAGTCTCGGCTCAGAATATCCCAACGCAGCTGGCGGCCGCCGGGGCCGGCGGGCCTATCTCTGGCATTGCGGATATGTGGGCATTGACCCTGACTCCGCCGGCCTGGAAACTGGACGACCCCATGGCCAAATCCAAGCCGCTAATTAAATCCATTTCCAAGGCGATAGAGACTGCGTTCCAATCCACATGGCTCGCCACGACCATGGCCAATGGCAGTGCGATCGCCACAGTCGGGGCTCCGGGCGGCGTTGTGGCTGGTATTCCTAGTCAACCCGGCGGCAAACTAGTATGATTAAAAAGAATTTCATGTAATGGAGATCAACTCATGGTTATGCCTGCAAACCTGTTCATAGATGCGCCAGACGTCCAGGATGTTTCCCTCTCTCAGCTATCCAATGAGATGGAGGTCTGGCCCGAGGAGATCATCCAGAAGTTCAAGGAGCGGATCCCCGAGTCGACCGACTTGAACATTATGGTCAAGTTTATGAAGAAGGACGAAGAGAACGGGACGGCAACCGGCTCGATCATCGTCAACGGCGCAGACCGTGCCGCGGTCATTCCGCTCATAATCAAAGACTTTATGCTGTTCCCACTCGATGTGATGATTGCAAAAGGCAGGCTCTTGCCGCTTACGCCTACTTTCTTTGCGGCCATCTTCCAAAAGGGCGAGCTCTTTCAAGCAATCGAAGAGTACCCCACCTACGGCGGCCTCGGTCGTTTCGAAGATGCGAACCTATGGAACGCCACCTATCCGCCATCACTGGGCCGCTACGCCTATGCGAGTGCCAACTACCCGATCCTTGACTCCATAGCCGACACTATCAAGAACGCCTCCGAACTTAAGACCTGGCTTGTGGCTAACCCGAACCACTACGTTGCTTTCCGCAAGAACGGGCACGTCGACCTTTTGCAAAAGCTCGGAAATCTGCAGGCCGTAAATATGAGCGAGTACGCCCAGGGCAAGGAAAGTCTGATCCCTAGGAATATCGCGGTCCTGCGAAGGGAGGGTCCTGACAAGTACACGATCCTCCGTAACTCAGATACGGTGTTCAGTCCGGCCATTACCCCCGACGTCAGCTACCACGACTGCATGAGCTTTGTCTCCAAGCTCACAGGGAGCGTCGGTGACGCGATGAACGAGGTCGACCGCAACGGCGAGAAATTGCTTATGCTGCCCGCACCAAAGGACAACGTGGTCCTCGCGCGAACAGACTCTGAGATTGCAGAAAGCGCCGACTCCTTTGACAGCTATGCGGTCATGTCCAATACCGGCGTAACCGTTCTAGGGCAAGTGATTCCCAAGGTTATTGACTTTGACCAAAAGACGGTAAACCTGAAAATATTCCTTGGTAAGACCATGCAGACCATGCAGCCTGACATCTGGGGCGTGCGGTTGAAAAATGGACCAGTCAAGATTCACGGATCGCTGCCTGCGATTGGTCAGACGGGGACTTTTGTCTACCAGCCCGAGGACAGTCACGCACTTTGCACGATCCCAGTCACCGTTGTAATGGCCTCCTCGCACGGACCGTGCGGGCTCACGCTGAAGGTCACAGACCTTATGGGACGGCCTTTGCGGCTTCGCACCTCTCGCGAGATGGATGTGCACCGTATCGCACTGTTAAACGGTGAGTACATCCTGCCTGGTGGAATGAAGTGGGTGCCCATGAGCGGCTTCTCTCCAGTCAGTTCTTCTGCGGAGTCCTACGCTGTGAAAATAGCCGGGGCCAAGATTACCGATCGTCCCGTGAGTCTTCTGTCCACAGGGTTTGGCCAGTTCTCGATGAAGGGTGTGGACAAGTATGCGTCGGCGTTGGGCTGGGACCGCACGAATCTACACAGCTACCAAGCAAAGTTTCTTCTCGCGTCCTTAGGGTGCGGTGAGAAGCAGATCCTCGGTGTGATCAAACACGCCCAGGTGCAGGGTAAGGCCGAGCTGCACAATCTCAACTTTCCGCCGCTCATGGCCGAGAAAATTGCAGAAAAGTTGCCCACCGCCGAGAAGCTCGTGAAGCTGGCAAAGCTCTTGCGGCACAACCTCTTCAAGGAAGCCAGCTACATTGATAATGCGCAGACCGTGGATGCCCTGCTCGCTTTGAACTTTGTAAATCCCGACAACATTGCTAAGTTCATAGGAAAGATCCCGCAACTGAAGTCCGCAATCTCTACGCTCGCCAGCTGTGTTCTTGCGAGTCGAGTCGGGATGAAAGAGATTCCCGAGGAGGCGGCCTCGACTGCGATGCACCGCTTGATCGAAGTTGTAGAAGGCCTTGAAAAACTGCGCGCCGCGAAAGAGATTGCTCCGAGCTGAGGTTGAGGGTATGCGGTATTTTTGGCAAGGCTTTCGCAATAAGACGTCTGCTGCCGTGCAGTTTAAAAAGCACGTGCTGGTTCTCTACTGGGAGAAATCAGATGCGCGCAGCGAGCAAGCGAAGGGAACTATGGGCCGTCTTGCCAAGAGATACCCTACCGTCAGGGTGAAACTCATCGAAGTCCGGAAGGATCCGCTGAAGCCTGTAAGGCATGGGGTGTCTGCGTTTCCTACCGTGGTTTTGCTGAAAGACGGTCGCGAAGTGGACAGACTTGCTGCCGAGACGGATGGCGCTACGCTTCTCGAGCAGCTTTTTCGAAAAGCGCAGACGTGACAGGCAATGGCATTACCTTATGACAACTACATCCGGTTCTTAGCAACAAAAGGTCATGTGGATCTCGACGAAGTCAATGAGTTGCTAGGGAACTTCTCGCTGCCGCCAATCAAACAGGCGACCCTTGACGATCAGTGGGCCTTGATCCACTCCTCTTTGCCTCTGGGGGTCAAGTCTCAGCTGGAGAACAGAAGCCAGGGCGGTGATGAGTTCCTTCGCTGGATGAGCTTTCTGGAGGTTCAGCACTACTGGCTGGCAGAGAAGCCCTACGCAACTGCCGAGCGGAGGTCAGCGGTGCGGGTCATGGAGAGCATCCATGACGACCAGATGCTGCGGCTGGCCATCAACGCGCTTTTTATCAAAGGGGTCCAGCCCAAGGAGATGCTGCAGTCCCTATCGGCAAAGTACCCGACACCTCTGCGTGACAATCACCTGGAATCTTACCGGGACATGTTTTGGAACACTAGGCGCATGCACCGCCGCGACTGGAAATCGTATTTGGGCCTCGTTAGCACGCGCGAACAGTCCGTGTACTTCCTCGCCCTGACGGACACTTTGGATGTTGTTAAGACCGAGCTGGAGCTACCCTCGAGCGTATCGGTCAGCAATATGCTGCAGTGGCTTCTCTCCAAATCTTTCCAAAAAGCCAAGACGCTGATCGACGTCAACTCCCCGGATGCCGCCAAGGAGGCGCGACTGTGGATCGACAAGGCGATCGTTCTGGCGGACAAGTACGAGAAGTACAGGTCCACGGACCAGGCCGATCTGTCGCAGTCCCTGCAAATGGAATTCGATTTCGTGGATACCGAGTTTGCGGCCCCGGACGATGAGACGCTCCGCGAAGTCACCGAGCGGATAAAAGCCAAGACCACATGAGCCATATGAACGCGCCGTGCAGCCCCTTTTGGACTGAGGGGACCGGTTACTTGCGAGAAGCCCGTTACAGATGGGTTTCAAACTGTACCACTTCTGTACCGCTCCGGCAAAGTTCTGAAGGGGGTAAATCGCCTATAATAATAATAACTTAGTCTTAAGAAGTCAGTTGTTGTTACATTTTTACAATTGTTACAGCGAAAACTAGTCTCATATACGAGAAAAATATTTCTTCTCATCTGCCCATGTGCCATAGCGACACCACGAGAAGCGTGTTTTTTTCGTATACATGTCTCTGATTTTCACAATTCTCTGTAACTTGTAACATTTGCCTGCAAACCCATGGTACCAAAGGTGTTCAGCTGTTACTGAAATGAAACGTCAAAAAAACAATTTGTAACAATTATTTTGGCGTAGACGGTAACGTATTGTAATAGTAAATAAATTAGGAGAGGCACTGTGAAAAGTGAGATTTCAAACTGTACCACCGAGGGCGAAGAAGAGGACGAAGAGGCGGCCTACCACGACAGTCCGGCGCTACCAGACGAAAAATCAGTCGCATGCGTCACAAGGGCAGTCAATAAGAACGGAACTCTGCGGGAAATCTTCAAGGCCAAAAAGTCGGACTTCGTCAGAAACCTCATTTTCTTGGATGGCGCCAAATTCGACTTCACCGGAAGAGGTTACCTGCGGCCTCTCTACGACTCGAACCACAAGCGGGTCCTGCTCAAAACGGCGCGTCAGGTGGAGAAGACAACGTACCTCGCTAACAACCTGACGATCACCTCTGTCGTCACCCCGTACAACAAGAGCCTCTATGTCTCCCCGTCCCACACCCAGACGAGGCAGTTCAGCAACGAGAAGCTCAGACCATCCATAGAGCGCAGCCCCTACATTAAGAAGTACTTCCAGGATAGCTCTGTCTCTACGCAGGTGTTCGAGAAGGGTTTCACCAACGGCAGCTACATCTTCCTTCGGTCAGCATTCAGGTCTGCGGATAGAACTCGCGGGATTTCAGCCCGGGTGTTGGCTTTGGACGAGGTTCAGGATTTTCTGACGACAGAGATCCCCGTTATCATGGAGTGTACCTCCCACTTTCCGGATGCTTCCAACCTGATGGCCGGAACTCCCAAGTCCCACGACAACCCGATCGAGCTCTACTGGGCCTCGACAACCCAGAACGAGTGGATGGTGCCTTGCCAGAGCTGCGGGAAGTGGAACTTCCTGGACGAGACTAACGTCGCCCCCACGGAGCTCTACACCGCCTACAAGCTGCCACCAGGTCCGGTCTGCAAGCGTTGCGCAAAACCGATTCACCCGCCACTAGGGCAGTGGGTCTCCTTTCAGAAGGGTCAAGCCATTCAGGGATACCGCATACCCCAGCTCATGGTGCCCTGGATCACGGGCATCGACGCCCAATGGCAGAAGCTGCTCTGGAAGCGGGACAACTACCCATTCGGCCAATTTAACAACGAAGTCCTGGGCCTATCCTTTGATAGCGCGAGTAAGCCAATAACGCGCGACGAGCTGATGGAGGTCTGCGGTGACTACGGACTTTGGGACCTGAGAACCCAGGCCGGAACCGAGCATGCCATCCACGATGCCGGAAGATACGCTCTGACGGGCGGGGTCGATTGGGGTGAGGGAAACGATGGCGCCGAGAAAAGCCCCTCTGGAAAGGTCAGGAACGCGTCCTACACGGTGCATACAATTGGCGGGTATGTGAATCAGAAGAAGTGGAAGGTCCTCTACATTCGGAAATACGAGGGGCGCGATATTGACCCTGACTTCGTCGTTCGGGACATTGCCAGGGTCACAAACCTCCTGGGTGTCAAGGTGACAGGCGTAGACTGGGGCCATGGCTGGGGTGTGAACAACGTGCTCGTCCGTATGCTCGGCGTCAGCCGGGTCGCCCAATTTCAGTACCTGCCTAAGCTCAAACAACGGCTCAAGTGGGACTCGCTCGGGCAGCGGTTCCATCTGCAGAGAAACTTTATGCTATCCGAGCTCTTCTTTGACATCAAGCACGGGCTCGTAGAATTCCCGAGATGGAAAGACTTCGAGTACTTTGCCAGGGACATTCTCGGCATCTACACCGAATACATCGAGTATCGGCGCGAGGTGAAGTACGACCACCGGCCCTCGGATCCGGACGACTTCTTCCACTCTTTGCATTATGCAAAGCTGATGTCCGATATCTATGCCGGTAAAAGTCGTCGGTACACCATTGATGCCGTCGACGTCGGCGGCGGTTACTCCTAGTGGTCCTGGGAGGCATCGCGCGGGTTCATGGTTTCTCCAAGCGCATCAAGGCGCTTGGAGATCTCTAACCACCGCAAATTTCTGCTGAAGTCATCGTAAATTACTGCTAATGGTATTTACAGCGCCTGGAATAATTTACTTAAGTGGGGTTGACGTGAGCATCGAAGCCATAGCCGCTAAAAGAAAGGCTCGCTATGAGAGGACGAAGGCTGAGGTCAGAAAGAAAGCAAGGGCATACTACCTTGCCAACAGGGAGCGGCTCTGCGCTCAAAGCAGAGAGTACGGCCGAAAGCACCGAGTTAGTAAAGCCGTTAAGACAAAGACGTATAACGAAGAAAACAAGGACCACATCCGGACAAGGAGTAGACACTGCAAGACGAACAGGGAAGAGATAGCTGCACGGCGCGAGGGTTCCGCAGAGAGAAGAACCGAATACCAAAAAGAGTATTACAAGAAAAACAAAGATCGGCTAATGGCCACTCAGAAATTGAGGCGGGATAAGGAAGCACATGACAAAAGAGAAAAGGCGCGTTTGGGATCAGACGTACAAGGAAAAGCATAAAGACACAGCGGCTGCAGATCGGGAGGCCTATAATGAGAAGAACAAAGAGGTTCTAGCTGCCTACCAGCGCGCGTACTACCAAAAGAATAAGGAGAGGAAAATTGCGTACAGCAAGGAGTACTACAGGCGGAACAAGGAGACTATGGCCCGCAAGTCCGCCGGGTATAGCAAGAAGTATAGGGAGCGGAACAAAGAAGTCTTGGCTGTCAGAAGAAAAGCTGCCCGTCTAAAAAGACGCGAAGACCAGAAGAACCTTGCAGAGGAGACCCTCAATGAGAAGCGGTGACAAGGACAAAGTTAACATCTGCGGGATTCATGGCAAGAATCCGTATTGGGTCAAGAGCGCGGTCGTGAAAGGTGAGATCTGCATCGAGTGCGTTGTCGCTGGCTATTTCCGCGATGATATACAGGCGGAGATCCACGGGAGGTACCCTGGCGCATATGCGTGCGTCGTGGCCGGTACGATCGACCAGTACAAAGATGTAGAGCCAAGAGGAATCCCCCAGATCTAAGGTATAAGGTTTTTAGGTTAGAGTTTGTATCTAACCATAACCAATTTTTTGTCAGGACGCTGCCATGCCAGCAACTCTCACCCTAGCAATCAATCCCCGGCTTCAGTTTCAACTCCGCAGCGGCGTCCTCTGGCACTGCGACGCCGGCACCGCGTTAGGATGGGTGCCGACGGAGTTCTTATTTGCAGGCGAGGAAAACTATGATCTAAAGGTCATCCAGGAGATTGAACGCTTTTTTGAGCTGACGGTGCTTGGCGTCGAAAAGGTTCGTAGGGGCTACATCTCTGATTTCACACTCATACACGAAAGGGCTAAAAATGGACGAAGACCCAAGCAAAGAAGACCCGATACTTGAGGCCGAAGCCACGGCTCTCTTTTTTGGATTCAAAAGCTCCTGCGGGATCCAGCTAGCAGAAGAAGCCCCAGGCGTTGGTGGCTTTGTCGGCGGCTGGCTGGTCACCTACAAGCGAGAAATGTTCGACGGAAAACTGCAGCCGGTAGTGGGCTTTTCACTGGCGGACCGGTCAACAGCCCCAGTGAGTATGACCGTACCGTATTCGCTCCAAAAGGCGTGCATCAAAGTCTTTGGTGTGCCTCACGGAGGGATATCTGTGGCGAACTATCCCGGCCGCGGGGAGACGCTGCTTATCCACATGCAGCCAGAATTGCTGGGGCCTCATGCGCTTTTTTGAAATGCACAAGTATCTGCAGCAGCACGGGTTCAGCCTGCACCGACAAGGTGCAAAACATGCAATTTACAACAACGGCGATGCAGACATTACGATTCCGCGCGGCCACACCGTGGACAGAAGGCTATCCAAGCACATCAAAGTTATCGTCAGAAAGGCACACGCAAGAAAAAACGCAGAGGATGCGCCACTCGTAAATACTGTGGCAGAGGATTTACAGAGCGATAACGCCATAAAGGAGAGCTGCTTGATAAGTAAAAAAAAGACAACGATCTATCAGCGCGTGCTGGAATGCTGTACAAAGCACAGCGGCACAGATCTGCAACTTACTATCTCTGACATCATGACAGAGATAGATGAGAGGGAGCCGGACTTCATGGCACTGGTTACGGCGATACGAAAGGCAGATGACATCGAGAAGCTGTTTGGCTTAAGAGATGCTCTGGATCTCGTGGGGATCAAATACAAGAGGATCCAAAAGGGTATTGATGAGTACGAACGTGCTACGAGGCCTGCAGTGGAGATCAAAAGAGTGGAGGAGAAGAAGGTGGAAGAGACGGCCGTTGTCGTACAAAGAGCAGAGGTAAGGCCCCCAGTAGTGCAGGCAGCAACAGGCATGGTCATAAAAAGCCGTGGCCTTTCTTTCTCGGAGAAGCAGGTGGCTTATCTGGATATTATAAAGATACTGGGAACACTGTCCGACACCGACGCCAGGCATGTTATGGAACAGGTTCAGGGCTTTAACAATATGAGGTAACAGCGGTAGCGGCTGGCTGCCAGCATGTTACGTTGTTTTACTTTTAATCAAAGGGAGAAGAATCATGGGAATTAGAAACAAAGAGCAGCTTCCACGAGGCATCACTGTACCGCTATTGCGCGGCAATGGCGGAACAATTTGCGAGATGCTTGGTGAAAATTTCGAGGGTCTGAGTCTTGAACACAAGTTTGAAGTTTTGAAATTAGAGATGCAGTTGATGGAGGCAAAGCAAAGGGTTGAGGACGGGGACTGTCGAGACGAGCATGCTTTTTTCCGGACAGAGGCGCTTTGGGCTATTGCGGATGCGCTAAACACTAATAACGGACTCTTCGCTATTTCGGATGCACTGGATCCGGAGGAGAGAGTTTGATAGGCGACGCTCTTAAGCCAGCAGAGGCTACAGTTTACATTGAGAACCGACGTGTATTGCCAAAGGATTTAGGGAGTGCGGTCACGTTCATCGACCCGCACAAGGCTGGAGAGCACGGCTATATCACTAGCCTTGGCCGCTATCCAGGCACAGTCTTTGTGAGGTTCTTGGGGCCTAATGGCGAAATGTGCAGTGGCAAACAATTGAGATGGGGACATATATGACCATGAGAGAGATTCGGGGTAATACCTACCCCGTGCGTATGCGGCTTAAGGGTATTGGTGCGCAGTGGGACAAGAGTAAAAAACTTTGGGTGATCCAGGAGGCAAAGTACGAGGAGGCCATTGCAATCGTGGGCGGCTCAGGAGCGAAAAAGCCTGCTGGGTGGGAGCCCTGCGGCTACCCAGGATGCTACTGGGGGGGTCCCTGCGATCAGTGTGATGGGGAGGGGGAGTCTGACGAGGACAGGTACGAGAACCGCTTCACCCGAGATTCGGATT